CTCCTCCGTCTGCCATTCCTGGTTTTGCCCCTGCTGGTCCTGATCCTAAATCATTTCCACCAAAACCATAATCCACCATAGAATCAAAACTAGCTGCAGTACTTTCATAATTATACATGCCTGAGGTATCTGCCATACTTAAAGTAAAAATTTCAAGAAGACCTCCAACTATTGCATTTATGGTGTCTACTACAGCAGCTAGTGCTAATTTTATAAAATTAATTACAGGCATTAGAGCTTTTACAAATTTTCCTATCATATCCATTAAGGGCATAAGCATATCTAATAAAGGTAATAAAGGAGAAACAATGTCTGCTATTAGACCTTTTAATTTATCCATAGTAGCATTAAATTTATCTTGAGCTGTAGTTCTTTCCATTTGGGCTGCTAATTCATCTTTACCCATTTCTCTTAATTGTCGAGCTGTTTTACCTTGTACTTCTTGTTTAAATAAAATGTCGGATAATTGATCTGAAGTCATACCCATTGATTTAGCTAATGCATCCTGTTGGAGGGTATTCATTTTACTAAAATCAGTAAAATCACCCATGTTTTTAGCTAATTCTTTTGTAAGAGTAGCTTGATCTCCTGTTAGGGCTGCCAATCTTGCCTTTTCTAAATTTAACTGTTTACCTGTAAGTAATTCAGCTTCTAATTCATTATTTATAGATGATTCAAAATCTAATAATTGTTTACCTGCACTTGCTACATCACTAAGTTCCATTCCTAGAATTTTTGCTTGAGTAACAGCTTCTACTATAGCATCTGTACTTCCTCCTAATTGTGCTCTTAATTGACCTGTAGTTTTACCTACTGCTTCCATTACTTGTCTAAGATCAACAGCAACACCTGATTGTCTTTGCATTTCGTAAGAAGTTGATAATGCAGACTCATAATTATCTCGCATTGATCCCCCTGTTACAATAGTTTGTCCTGCTAAACCAGCTGCTGCCTCCCCAGTCATTTTCATTTTTTCTAATAACTGTGTAGATGTTGTAAGTATTTCTGCACTAAATACTACAGCTGTACCTAATGTTTGGTTTAGTGTATTGTTTGCTTTTATTAACTTACTTGTAGTTACAAATACATCCCCAGAGGCTGCGGCTATATTAGCAAATGCGTCTCTTTGTGCTAGAGCCTCACCTCTGCTTAAGGTAAGACTTTTTCCTAGCTCTGTTACTTCTTCATCTACTTTTCCTACTGCTTGTGCTAATTCAAGAATTAGTCCTACCCATCCTAAAGCTTTCGTAAGACCCTTCATTAGCATTTTTACCATCTTTTTCATTCCAGCTGAGAGTGCTTTCGTAAAATTACCCGCCATTCCTTTTAATCCTTTACCTGCTTTTGCTGCTGGTTTTGAGATATCTCCTCCTTTAGGTTTTAATTTTATTACTTTTGTTTCTTTTGCTGTTGTTTGTAATTGTTTTACTTTATCTCCTTTTACAAAACCTTGAGCTCCTTTAAAAGCAGGCTTAGGATCCATTCCTTTTTTATATCTAAATCTAGTTTGATCTTTACCACTTTTAGTTTTAAATGAAACTTCTTCTATTTTCTTTAATTCTTCTTGAGCTGCTTTTGCTTTATCTTGTTTTCCAATTTCTACTTCTGCTGCTTTTTGTTCTATAGTTTCTTGTTCTTTATATACCTTTTTAGCTTCTTTAGCTCCCTCCTGAAAGGCATCTTTTATACCTCCAAAAGCTTCACTAATATTATCAGGTATTAATTCACTTAAACCTTCAAAAAAACTTGCTCCACTTTTCTTTTCAATTTCAGCTGCTTTATCTTGAACACCTCCAGCTGCTTTATCCATTTTTTCCATGGATAATAAAGCTTCATCTATTTCTGCAGTTATATCTTTATATAAAGATACTTCTTCTTTTAAACCCTCTTTTTTAGCTTTTGCCATTGCTGATTCTGTTAAAGCACGATCAGCTGATAATTGTTTTATTTTGTCTTGAAGTTTTGCTCTTTCTTTTTCTATGTCTATAGACATAACATCACCTTCATTTGCTTCTTGAACTAAATCTCTTAGAAGTTTTTTATTGTCAACCGCTTTAGACATATCCTGTCTTACCTGTTTGACAAGCTCATTTTCTCTTGCTTGTTGAGCATAGGACGCTTTCATAATACTAACTCTCTCAAGTAATTCAGCATTAGCTTCTTTATATGCATTTACTAATTGATTAGTAATGTCTAAGGATTTTTCGTCGTCTTGTTCAGGCATGTTATATAGTTGTTCCCATATAAATATAAAAAAAATAAAGGCATCTATGATGCCTTTACTTAAAAGTTATATGTTGAAGAAGGATTTATATTAGGACCTGCTACTTTATTATTTGTTGATTTATTTCTTTGCGTAGTCTTATTTTGTTCTTCTTCTTGTTTTCTATGGTAATCGTTTATCTTTTCAATGTGATAACGTCTTAACCAAATTGGCATGTTATATATTTCCGAGTGTATGAACCCACCACCTCCATGGTACACTAAATCGTGAATTTCGGTAAATATAACACCCCGGTATTTAGGCGTCAGGCCAAAAAAACGAGACACCGAGGGGAATGTTTACATCCTCGATGGTATCGCCGTTTTCGAAATCGATGTCAACTGACATATCAATATCGGGCATAATTTTTGATAGATAATTTCTAAATGCTTTAGAATCTCTTGCTAAAAATTTATAATCTACAAATTCTCTAATTTCTTTCATATCTCTATCACCATTTACTGATAATAAAGTATGTTTTAATCTTGTAGTTAATTCTGAAGAAGATTGTTTATTAATCTTTTTTAGACCTTTTAATTCTTTTTGGATTTTTTCTTCATCACCATGGGTTAAAAATTTAAAAGTAATTTCTACTTTAGATGTAGGAAGAGTAAAAGCAAATTCATTTCTTTTTTCTATCATTAAATTTTCATCTAACTCCTTGTCATCTAATTCAGTTAAATCAATAGTAATTTCTTCTGAATCTCCTGTTTTTGGGTTAGTGTAAGTAAATGTATAATCACTACCATAACCTAAAATACGAGCTGCTATTAATATTGCATTTTTATCTCCAATTAGCAAATCATTATAATTTACTGCTGTTACAATTAATGATTGTAATAATTTATTAATAACTGTACCATTTTTTATGTAGTTTTGGTTAGTTAATATATCTTCTTCACGAGCTGTCATATATTTCATTTTTATGACTCCCGATCTTAAAGGATGCCCATCAGGATACAATAAACCTTTTGAAGGTAATGTAACATCTTCAGTAGGATATTGGTATGTTTCTTCCTGAATTTTAGGGACTTGGGGGGTGTTTGGTATTTGTTCCATAACGTTATTTATTTTATTAAAACTAGTTCAGATATACATATATGTAAAACAAAAAAAGCGCCAAAAATAGGCGCTTTTCTTTTATATAAGTTAACTTTTAGTAATTTAAGATGGCGTAATCCATTACTATTGTCATTGAAATATTTGCTGGTGTGTCTGATGTCCAGTCCATATCACCAAAATTAGCTGACTGACAATAAGCACCTTTTAAAATCCATTCTTCAACAACATCACCTACTGGTCCTAATGTATTAATTCTAATATCTTTTTTATAGAAATCAGAATAACCATCTCTACCTGTAACTGACTCATGTGACAAACGAACCCATTCCATTACTGCCTGAGCACCTGATGGTGTTACTGGATCATAAAGATCACAGGTAATGTTTTCCCAGTTAGCTTTTCCTTTAATTTTTCTTTTCACGTTAATGTGATCAAGAACTACTTCATTAAATGAAATACTTGGTCTTCCTATTTTTTTAATAAGGTATGCTGGGATACCATCGATGAACATTAGGAACCTGTTTTGCAACTTTGGTTCAAATGCTGTGAACATCATTTCGTTTGTGTTTAATATTGCCATCTTTTTTGTTTTATTTAAATTGTTCTATTATAAATATAATGCTTTTTAGTTTTTTAGTAACCTCCGCCACCACCTGCTCCACCACCACCATCAAATGTAGCTCCTGTAGGTAATACGTTAAAGTCTAATACTATGAATTCAGCTGTTTTGGCTGGTTGTAAATATATCGCGCCAACTAATTGGTTTCTATCAATTACATCTGGTGTGTTATTACCTTCGTCCATTTGTACTCTAAATGCATATAATCCTTGTCTTTGTTGTACTGATTCTAAATATGGATTAACAATATTTAAGAATCTATTTCTTGTAGCTTGTGTGTTTTGTTCAAATACTAAGTATCTTGATGAACTTGCAATAAATTTCTTAAGAGCAATCATTAATCTACGAACGTTAATTCTATCT